GTAGATAATAACCCAAGAATTTTAAGAAATATTGCTGCAAGTCAGGCAGGGAGACAAGGAAGTAATTTTGGATTTGGTTCTGCTGGTGATCCTATTGCTAAATCTATTAGACGTAATAAAGAAAAGCAATTTAAAGACTTATTAAAAGAAAAGAAAGCTAATAAAGAAATAAGAGATATGAAAGCTGCACAGTTAAGATTGCAGAGGTCACAAAATAGAGCATTAAGACAAGGTGTATTAGAAACACAAAAATTAGCTAAGACTACTGCTGGTTCTGCTAAGTCTGGTCAGGGTGGACCTGGTTTCTTTAGAGGTGGAGCTAGAGGTGCTATTGGTAGTGCAGCGATTGGTGGTGGCTTTCCTCTATTATTTGGTCAAGGTGGTTTAGGAGCACTCGGAGGTGGAGTTGGTGGTGCTCTTGGTGGAGCAATAGGTGGTCAGTTTGGCTTCTCTTTGTCCATCGTTGGTACTGTAATAGCTCAACAAATCCAACAAGCTATTGATTTTAGAAAAGAAATTGACAAAGTAAATACTGCAATAAAAGAAACAGGTGGAACTTCTACATTTACAGCAAGTCAAATTAATAATCTGGCAAAACAATTAAAAATGACAAAGGATGAAGTATTAAGTGCTGTTAATGCTTTTGGAGGATTTGATGCAGCACAGAGAACTATTTTGACACAAGTATTTGGAGATCCTTCAACTTTTAAACTATATGCTTCTATATCTAAGGATGCTAATTCTTTAATATCAGCTATCCAACCTTTAATTGATGCTAATGAGATAAGTATTACACAAGCACAAAATACTTTAAAAATATTAAATCGGGGAGGACTTGATGAAGCAAAAGTTTATTTAGAAAATTTAAAAGAACAAAAAGAACTTGATTTAAAAATACAACAGATAAACAAAGTAACACTTGAAGATAGGCAAAAAGCAGACGCTATCTTTAAACAGTTTTTCTATCAAGATCAAAATGGCATTGTGCGATCTTTGGGAATATTAGAAAAAATGACAGAAGAAGAACAAAAAAGATATTCACAAATGTTTAAGGCAGAATTTTTTAGAGATGAAAGAGTTAAGGCTCTTATAGATGAAAATGAAATTAACAAACAACAAACTAGGGATCTTTTAGACCTTCAAAGACAAATTACTGAAGAATTAGAAAGGCAAGCAATAATTCAAGCTCCGAAAGATGAATTAAAAAAATTATTAGATCCATTAAGACAGGTTGATGCTTTAAGTAGAAGTGTTGGTGCGAGTTTTGCAGAATCATTTAGAGGTATTGTAAGAGGTTCTATGTCTGCTCAAGATGCCTTAAGAAATCTATTTCAACGTACAGCAGATCATTTCTTGGATATGGCAGCACAGATATTAGCAGCACAGATAAGATCAGGAATTATGGGATTATTTAGTAATATGTTTGGTGGTTTTAGTGTTACTGGTGGAAGATCATTAACAACTGCTTCTGGCACGAATATAGGAACAGCAGGTTTTATGCCTTCAAATCCAATTTTTAGAGGAGCTAAAGCAGAAGGTGGACCTGTAAAAGGTGGAGGTAGTTATTTAGTAGGAGAACGTGGGCCAGAAATGTTTACACCTGGAGTCTCTGGTATGGTTACACCAAATCATGCTCTTGGTGGATCAACAAATATAGTTGTAAATGTAGATGCTTCTGGTTCTAATGTAGAAGGAGATGAAGAACAAGGTAGAGAACTTGGTCGGCTTATCTCAGTTGCAGTACAATCTGAAATAATACAGCAACAAAGACCAGGAGGATTACTTGCATAATGGCTACGTTTCCCTCAATAAAACCTACTTACGGACAACAAAAAAGGTCTGCACCATTTACTAGAACAGTTCGTTTTGCGGATGGTTATGAACATAGAATTTTATTTGGATTAGCTCAACATCAGAATCCAAAAGTTTTTCAATTTACTTTTAATGTTTCAGAAACAGAATCAGATGAAATAGAAACATTTTTAGATGCCAGAGCAAATGATAGTGATAGCTTTACTTTTACTCCTCCAGGAGAAAGTTCATCTTCTGAATTTGTTTGTGAAAATTGGAGTAAATCAATACCATATAATAATAGAGCTACGATTCAAGCTACCTTTAGACAAGTATTTGAACCTTCTTAATAATGACTACTGTTTGGTCTGCTAGTGCTAGTTTATCTTTAGGTACAATAGTTGCACCTACTTCTGCAAATAACGGATTATTTTTTAAAGTAACCACCGCAGGTACTACTGGTTCTAGTGAACCAAATTGGGCAAGTGTTGTGGGACAAACTGTCTATGATAATGATGTTAGATATGTTTCATTTAGCAGTACATTTGCAGATTTACAATCTATAAACCCTTCTGCAATTATTGAGTTATTTCAACTTAAATTAGATTCAGCATTACATGGTGCTAGTACAACATATTATTTTCATGCTGGTAGTAATTTAGATGCAAATAATAAAATCAAATGGAAAGGGGTAGAGTATCTTAGATTTCCAATACAGGCTTCGGGCTTTGCTTTTCAAAAAGGACAACTACCTCGACCAAGATTAATAGTAAGCAATGCTACAGGTTTAATTTCTTCAATTTTATTGGATGTAAATGAAGTTACAGCAGGAAATGACTTAACAGGAGCTACAGTTACCAGAATTAGAACATTAGCTAAATTCATTGATGCAGATAATTTTGCTGATGGAATAAATGCCACAGCAGATCCATCCGCAGAATTTCCTAAAGAAATTTATTCTATTGATCGTAAATCAGCAGAAACTAGAGAAACAGTTGAATTTGAACTTGCTGCTCCTACTGATCTTGCTGGTGTTCGTATTCCAAAACGTCAAGCAACTCGTTCATTGTTCCCTGCTATTGGTACATTCACACAATGAGTTGGCAAGATAAGGCATTGGTTCATGCGAAAGACCAAGATCCTAAAGAAGCTGTAGGTATCGTTTTGAATATTAAAGGAAAACTAAAATATTTTCCTTGTCGAAATCTTGCTATAACAGATCATCAATGTTTTATTCTTGATCCAGAGGATTATGTTAAAGCAGATAATACTGGTGAAATTACAGCTATATTTCATAGTCATCCAATAGATCCTCCAACACCTAGTCAAGCAGACAAAATTAGTTGTGAAGATAGTAATTTACCTTGGTATATTGTTAATCCTAGAACAGAACAATGGGCATATTTAGAACCATCTGGATATAAACCTCCTTTGTTAGGTAGACAATGGGTCTGGGGTATAACTGATTGTTGGAGTTTAATTAGAGATTGGTATAAAGAAGAAAAAAATATAGAACTTAGAGATTGGGAAAGACCTTTAACACCTCAAGAGTTCAATGATAAACCTATGTTTGAAGATTGTGCTTGGCGAACTAATTTTAGAGAACTTAGACCTGATGAAAAACTTGAAACTGGCGATGTTTTGTTAATGAGTATTATGAATCCAAATTTAAATCATGTAGCATTATTTTTTAAAGGAGATGTAATTCATCATTTAACCGATAGACTATCTTGTAGAGAGCCTTACTCTGAATGGTTGTTAAAATGTACAGGAAAGAGGTATAGGTATGTTGCGTAAAATAAAACTTCATGGAAAATTAGCAGAATTTGTCGGGCATGAAGAGTTTGAGGTAGAAGTTAGTAATGTAGGTAGTGCTGTAAGTTTTCTTCTAAATAATTTTCCTCAGTTAGAACGACACATGAGTCCTAACTATTATCAGGTAAAAGTAGGAGATTATGATATTGATGAAACTGAAATTCATCATCCTGTAGGGCAACAAGATATACATTTTGTGCCAGTTATAGCTGGTGCTGGTAGAGGTGGTTTAGGTAAAATATTATTAGGTGCTGTTTTAATAGGTGCTGCATTTTTTGTTCCTCAAGGATTAGCATTGTCTAAAGGTATTAGTACAGGTTTTGGTTTTGCAAAAGCAGGTGCTTTAGCTAAAACTTTAGTTTATGTTGGTGCATCTTTAGCTTTACAAGGTGTAACTGAATTATTATTTCCACTACCAAAAGATAATGGTTTTGATTCAGAACAAGATCCTAAGTTATCATTTAGTTTTAGTGGACTTCAAAATACATCACGGGCTGGTGTACCTGTTCCCATCGTGTATGGTGAGATTATGACAGGTTCAGTTGTAATCTCTGCTGCTATAGACACCAATCAGGTAGAAGGATGACGGACAGAAAGAAACTTATACGAGGAGCAGGTGGTCCACCACCCCCACCAAAACCATATCGTGCTCCTGATACTTTACATAGTAGGCAGTTTGCTACTGTTCAAGATTTAATATCTGAAGGAGAGATAGAAGGTTTTTCAACTCCATCAAAAGCTGGTATTACTGATCGAACATCAACTGCATATAATAATGCTGCGTTAAAAGATGTATTTCTAAATGATACTCCTGTTTTAAATTCTCAAGCAGATAATACAAGTCCAGCCACTTCTGACTTTAATTTTCAAGATGTTACTTTTAAGACACGTTTTGGAGAGAGTAATCAAACTAAATTATCAGGAATACCAACAGAAAATCGAACACCTCAAGCTGTTAGTACTGCAAATGTAACTACAAGTGCTCCTGTTATTAAACAAATTGATACAGCTTGTGATGCTGTTATTGTTACTTTAACTTGGGCACAAATTCAAAGATCAGATGATGAAGGTAATATTCATGGATCTACTGTTGAATATAAAATTTCTGTTCAAGCGAGTGGAGGTTCTTATGTAGAAAGAGTAAATACCTCTGTATCAGGTAGAACTGCTGATTCTTATTCAAGAGATCATAGACTTGAAATGGTGGATTCTAATGGAACTGCTCTTAGTTTTCCTGTAAATGTCAAGGTTGAAAGAGTTACTGCTGATGCTGACCCTGCTGGTTTTCTAAGAGATGAGTTTACTTTTTCTTTTATACAACAAGTAGTTGATAGTAGTTCGACTTATCCAGACAGTGCTTACATGGCATTAAGAGTAGATAGTAAAATTTTTAATTCAGTTCCTTCAAGAAGATATAAAATTAGAGGTATAAAAGTAAGGATTCCAGGTGCAGGTGCAAATAGTTCTGGTACTCCAACAGTTGATGTAAATACAGGAAGAATTATTTACCCAGATAATTATATATTCGCTGGAACGATGCAGGCAGCTAAATGGTGTTCATGCCCTGCGATGATACTTCTTGATCTTCTTACTACTAAACGCTATGGGCTAGGAGATCATATCGCTCCAGATCAAACAAGCGATGCTACAACTTTTTCTAATCTTGATTTATTTAGTTTCTTTTCAGCTTCAAAATTTGCAAACGAGTTAGTAGATGATGGAACAGGTGCAGGTACAAAAGAAGCAAGGTTTAGTTGTAATGTAAATATTCAAAGTCCTAAAGAAGCGTTTGATGCGATAAAAGATTTAGCAGGTGTTATGAGATGTATGCCAATATGGTCTGCTGGAACAATAAGTATTTCACAAGATAAACCTACTTCACCTAGTTATTTATTTAATTTATCAAATGTAGGAGAAACAGGTTTTACATATCAAGGTAGTAGTTTAAAGCAACGTCATTCTGTTGTTTCTGTTAGTTACTTCAACATGGATTCAAAAGAGGTAGATTTTGAGGTAGTAGAAGATGCAACAGCAATATCTAAACTTGGAACGATTGTAAAACAGGTAAAGGCATTTGGTTGTACTTCTCGTAATCAAGCTGCAAGACTAGGTCGTGCAATACTTTTTGCTGAACAAAATGAAAGTGAAACCTGTTCTTTTACAACTTCTATAGATTCTGGTTTATTAGTAAGACCTGGTTCTGTAATTGAGGTAGCTGATCCTGTTAGAGCAGGTTCGAGAAGAGGTGGTCGTATTGTATCTGCAACGACTACAACTATAACTATAGATGCAGAGGCACAAACAAACTTACCAGCTTTAAACGATAATCCAACTATTAGTGCAATGCTTTCTGACGGAACTGTAGAAGTTGGTAGTATTTCTGATATTACAGGAGCAGTTATTACTGTAAATAGTGTTGTAAAAACAGATAGCGAGGGTAATCAAACAACTCAATCCACCTTTACGTCTGCACCAGCCACAAATTCACCTTATCTTATATCCAGTACAACTCTGCAAACTCAATTATTTAGAGTTATTCAAATACAAGAACAAGATGATATAAATTATGCTATTACTGCTTTAACCTATGTAGAAGGTAAATATAATTTTATTGAAAATAATGTACCTTTACCAGAAAGAAAAATATCTGTCTTAAATGATCCTTTATCTCCTCCTAGTAATTTAACAGGAGTTGAAAAAACTGTGGTTGTAAATGGTGTTGCAAGAACAAAACTAATTATTAGTTGGAAAGAACCTTCTACAACTTTCAATAGTGATACGGGAACTATTTTTGAAAAACCACAGGGAGCTAGTCAATACCAATTAAATTATCGTTTTGTTGCAGAAGATAATATAAAAGATAATTTTATAACTCAAGTTGTTTTTGGAAATGATTTTGAGATTATGGATACAAAAAAGGGAAGTTATGATATTGAAGTTTATGCTTATAATGCAGCAGGTAAATTATCAACAAGTCCTTTAACTGGTTCAATATCTACTGATGGTAAGATAGATCCTCCAGAAGATGTTGCTGATCTGACAATCGAACCAATAAATGAACAGTTCGTAAGACTTAGATTTACACAATCAATTGCTCTTGATGTTTTGCATGGAGGAAGAGTTTTTGTTAGACATTCTAATCAAACAGGATCAGGAGCAACTTTTGAATCTGCTGTAGATGTAATTCCAGCCGTAGCTGGAGCTACTAACGAGGTAATCTGCCCAGCATTAGCAGGAACTTATCTTCTTAAATTTCAAGATGATGGCGGTAGATTTAGTGTTAATGCAACAAGCGTAAGTTTATCTTTAGTTGATATTTTAGATTCGATTACTGTTAAAACTGATAGAGAAGATACTGATACTCCTCCATTTAATAACACTACATCTAGTTTGTTTAACAACACTGAATATAGTTCTAGTAGAGGAGGATTGATATTAACTAATATTGGAATCACAAGTCCAGCGACAAAAGCTACAGGAACTTATGATTTTGGAGCTACTTTAGATTTAGAAGGAACATTCTCACTTGTCTTAAAAAGACATTTTCAAAGTGCTGGTTTCTATCCTTCTGCATTATTTGACAGTAAAACAGGACTTGTTGATACTTGGCCTACTTGGGATGGTGATGTAGCTGATAGAGTAAATGCAAAATTAGCTGTAAGAACCACAACTGACAATCCTAGTAGTTCACCTACTTACACATCTTTTAATGAAGTTGCAAATGGTACTTTTAAAGGTAGAGGATTTCAATTTAGAGCAACATTAGAAACCACTGATCCTGCACAAAATATAGTTGTACAAGAATTAGGTTATTCAGCAGAAATGCCATCAAGAACTGAACAATCATCTGTTATAGCATCTGGAGCAGGAGCAAAGGCAGTTACATTTACAGCACCCTTTTTTGTTGGTACATCAAGCATTACAGGCATTCCAAAACCTTCAGTTAATATTTCTCCACAAAATATGGCAACAGGTGATTATTTTGAACTAAGTAGTATATCTGGAACTGGTTTTACAGTGCATTTTAAAAACTCAAGTAATGCTAGTATTGATAGGAACTTTACCTACAGTGCTGTTGGTTTTGGTAAAGGAGGTTAACATGAAAAAAAGAAGTAATTAATCATGAGTAATGTAACTGATTTCACTATTGATAATGCCTCTGGTCAATCTGTAAGACTTGATATACAAGCTTGTTTAAAAGCGTTGCAATCTAGTAATTCAAAGAATGGATCTGATTTAAGTTCAAGTCAATCTGTAGCAGGGATGTGGTTTTTAAGAGAAGATACTAATACATTAAAAATAAGAGGATCAGGAAGCACTTTTACAACAGTTGGAAGTATAGATCAAGCTAATTTAGGTTTGTTGCCAAGATCAGGTGGCATAATGACAGGAGTTTTAGAACTTGATGATTCAAGTAGTGCCTCAACTCCAGCATTAAGTTTTGATGGGGATGAAGATACTGGATTATTTAGAAAATCTGCAAATGTAATGGGATTTTCGTCAGGTGGTACAGAAAGATTAATAATGGATGCAAATGGGCTTACGCTCCAAGCACAAAATGATTTACGTTTTGCTGATGCTGATAGTAGTAATTATGTAGGATTTCAAGCACCAGCTACAGTTTCTTCTAATGTTGTATGGACTTTACCAGCTACTGATGCTGCTGTTTCTGGGTATGCCCTTGTATCTGATGCTTCTGGAACGCTAAGTTGGGCTGCTGCCGGTGCTGGTGCTCAAGGTGCTGGAAGTGACAATATCTTTTGGGAAAATGACCAAACAGTAACGCAAAGTTATACGATAACTAATGGACAAAACGCCGGAAGTTTTGGTCCTATCACTATACAAGCGGGAGTAACGGTTACAGTAGGAGCGGGGGAAACGTGGACTGTGGTGTAAAAAGATATATAATTAATTTAAAAATTAGAAAATGAGTACATTAAAAGTCAACAAAATAATTCCAACGGCGGGTGTTCCAACAGGTGGTGGAGGCGGAATAATTCAAGTTGTTTCAGCTTTAAAAACAGACACAGCATCACAAAGTTCTAATACTTTAGCTGCTATATCTGGATTGCAGCCAACAATTACACCAACTTCGAGTTCAAGTAAAATATTAATAAACATAAATTTAAAAATAGGCTCTAATTCACAATTTACTCCTATGAACTTGAAATTATTTAGAAGTATCGGAGGTAGTGAAACAGAGATATTTTCTGGTACTGGTTTTGGTAATAGAACATCAGGGTTTTGGGGTTGTCAAGATTATAGTGCTGCACGTCCTACTTATTTTCAACTTCCTGTAAGTTCTCAATATTTAGATTCTCCGAGTACAACTTCACAAATTACATATTTAATAAAATGGCAAGTCCAAAGTGACATTATGTATTTAAATAGAACCGGAGATGATACAAACGATGCCGGAGCACATAGACTTTCTTCAAGTCTTAATTTAATGGAGGTGTCAGCATGATTACTTCCGTGTATAATCTAATTAAAAACTGATTATGGCCTACGATCACGAAGCAATTTATAAAGCATACGCTGGAACAGTAGTTTCTATTGATGATAGTGCTGGTGCTTTTGATGCAAGCGGTAATTCTGTTTCCCTTGACCAAAGCAAGATAGATACTGCAAGAGCTACTTTAGATGCTGAAGCTGCTGCAATTTTATACCAAAAGCAAAGAACAGGTGAAGCTGGTACGACTGATACAATATACCCATCAATAGGAGATCAATTAGATAGTTTATATAAAGACATTGTTGCTGGTACAGTAACAGCATCAGGTGCTTTTGCAACTGCAATTAAAGCCACTAAAGACAAATATCCTAAGCCATGAGTACATTAAAAGTTAACACAATTCAAGAAGCTGATGGAACTGCTTTTAACTTTGTTCAAGCACAGCAATGGAGACAGACCACTAATACAAGCAACCCTACTTCATTGACATCAAATTGGGAAGTTAATGACAATACTGCTTATGGAAGTTTAGGGTTAGCCATGAGTGAATCTAGCGGAGTTTTTACTTTTCCAAGTACTGGTATTTATTACATTGCTGTAGATCAAACTTTTCACGTTACAAGTAATCGTAAGGACAGACGTTGTGAGATACATATTCAAACAACTACAGACAATTCAAGTTATTCAGATATAGCAATAGGTTATACAAATTTAGCAGGGGAAAGTTCAACAACTTTTGGCACTGCTAGTTGTGCAACTTTTGTTGATATAACAGATACGGCTAATAGAAAAGTTCAATTTACAGCCAGTGTTAATACCAGTCAAACCCAATTAACTGGTAATTCTGGATACAACGAAAACAGTTATGTTTTTATTCGTTTAGGAGATACTTAATGGACAGATTAACTGGAAGGCCAAATCACATAGAAGATTATCTTGTAACAGTCAGAACAGGACAATGGTTTGGTTGGTCTAATTCTTCCGATAAAAGTTATGCAAATTTAATTATCCATGATGGTGGCTCAAAGCCTACAGAATCAGACTGCACAACTGGACTTGCTGCAATGCAAGCAGCATGGGATTTAGAATATGACAGCTACAAATCAAAAAGGAGAGCAGAATATCCAAGTCTTGAAGATCAGCTTGATGACATCTATCACAATGGGATAGATGCTTGGAAAGCTACTATCAAAACTATTAAGGACAAGTACCCCAAAAGTTAATTATGAGCCAACTTAAAGTCAATTCAATCGTTCCTGTCGGTGGTCTGCCAAGTGGTGCTGCTGCAGGTGGAGTGATTCAAGTTGTTACTGCTTCTACTACCACTGCGGTTTCACAATCTTATAGCAGTGAGGGTACTATTACGACAACTATTACTGATACTGGATTAAGTGCTTCGATAACTCCAAGTTCAAACTCAAGTAAAGTCTTAGTAATGGTTCGGCAGCAATACGCTTTTGGTTATGATAGTGACTCTGATTTACAAGTACACTATAACTTTGTTGTTAGGAATAGTTCCAATACTATTTTGCATGGAGCAATAGGTAACGGAAGTGAAGGTTCACAAAGATATAAGAGTCTCAAAGCATTTTACCAATATTACACTACAACTTTTGTACATTCTCCCAGTACAACAAGTTCTTACACTTATAAGGTTGGAATGAACGCTTATAGAATGTTTGGTGGAACTACTACTATGTATGCTCAAGTAAGCGGAAACGAAAGTAATATTACTCTTATGGAACTTACAGGATAATGGCAATAATTCCAGGAAAAAAGAATTTTAAAGTTGAAAGGAGAGCAGACTTTCCTATAAAACTAACATTTAAAGATTCTACTGGATCGGCAATAAATTTAACTGGATATACTGTAGCTGCACAAGTTTATGATGAATCACGTTCCACAAAATATGCAGATTGGGCTATAACATATACGGATAGAGCTAATGGAATTATTGATATGAATTTGACAGATACAGATACAGCTACTTTTACTCCAAATATTTTATTTTATGACGTATTGTTAACAGAACCAGGAGGTAGCAAAAACTATTATTTAGAGGGTAAACTATTTATAAGTGAGGGTTACACAGCATGAGCAATCCTAATCAAGTTGTAGTTTCACAGGTTTCTGATGTAACTACAGTTGAGATCACAACACAAGGTCCACAAGGTCCAGCAGGATCTATTGCTGGTCTTACTTTTGACGTTTCTGCAAAAGTTGATGGATCAATACTGTATTATGACTCCACATCTGGTAACTTTAAGGCAGATACCACAACAACTAAACTTACACTTGTAGATGGAGGTAACTTCTAGTGGCAAACACAATTAGAATTAAAAGATCCACTGGATCATCAAACCCAACGTCATTAGAAAATGCTGAAGTTGCTTTTAGAGAAGGCGATGAAGTCTTAGTTTATGGTACGGGCACAGGGGGATCGGGAGGTTCCGCTACAAGTATTATTCCTATTGGTGGTAAGGGAGCATTTTTTGATAAGGCAACAACAAGAACAACAAACCATGTCTTAGCTGGTGCTGCTTCTGGAAGTGCTGCTGCACCTACATTTAGAGCATTAGTAAGTGATGATATTCCTTCATTAGCACATACAAAAATCAGTGATTTTGATACAGGTGTTCGTGCCAATACTCTTGCAGAGATGGCTGCTCCTGCTGGGGCTGTATCTCTGAATAGCCAAAAAATAACAAACTTAGCTACACCTACAAATGCAGGTGATGCTGCAAGTAAGCAATATGTTGACAATGTTAGTCAGGGATTAGATGTAAAAGACTCTGTAAAAGTAGCAACCACAGCGAATGGAACATTAGCTTCTGCTTTTGCTAATGGTCAGACAGTCGATGGCATAACTTTGGCAACGAATGATCGAATATTACTTAAAGATCAGAGTACTCAGACCGAAAATGGTATCTACGTTGTTAATGCTTCTGGTGCTCCCACTAGAGCAGATGACTTTGCTACTGGAGCTACTGTTGCTGGTGCATTTGCTTTTGTTGAGCAGGGAACTGCCAATGCTGATTCTGGATTTGTAGTTAGTTCAAATAAGGGATCAGATGTAGTTGGTACAAATAATATTGTATTTACACAGTTTTCTGGAACTGGATCAGGGGTATCAGCAGGAGATGGATTAGATAAGGCTGGTTCAGTAATGAGTGTTGATTTAAAGGCCAACGGTGGACTTGTTATTGAATCTACTGAAGTTGCTGTTGATCTTGCTGCTAGTTCTATAACAGGGACACTTGCGATTGGCGATGGTGGAACGGGTGCTACAAGTGCAAGTGCAGCTAGAACAGCTTTAGGATTAGCGATTGGATCAGATGTACAGGCTTTTGATGCACAGCTTAGTGATATAGCTGGTTTAACTCCAACAGATAGCAACTTTATTGTTGGTGATGGTTCTAACTTTGTTCTTGAATCTGGTGCAACTGCTAGAGCAAGTCTTGGAGTTGCGATTGGAAGCCAAGTACAGGCTTATGATGCTGACCTTGATAATTTATCTGGTTGTCAATCAGGTGGATCTGCTGCTTTGGCTGCGTTAACTGAAGCTGAGATACAAATACTAGATGGAGCTACTGTTACAACTGCTGAATTAAATATTTTAGATGGAGTAACATCTACTGCTTCTGAACTAAATATTCTTGATGGAGTTACGGCTACAACTGCCGAACTTAATCTGTTAGATGGAGCTACATCTGCGACTTCAACAACTTTAGCAGCAGCAGACAGGGTACTTTTAAATGATAATGGAACTATGAAACAGGTTGCACTATCTGATGTGGTTACATTTTTAGAAGATGAAAGTGCATCCAGCTTCTCGATAGATGGTGGATCATATTAGGGCTAGGAGGTAAAAGCTCATGGCAAACACAATTAAATTAAAAAGAGGTTCTGGTAGTGACCCAGGTACATCTGATCTTTCTGTTGGCGAATTAGCTATACGAACTGATACAGCCTTACTTTTTACAAAAAATGATGGTGGTTCAGTAGTTCCGATAGGTATTTCTGATGGAGACAAAGGAGATATAACAGTAAGTAGTAATGGTGGCACGTTTACTATTGATAGTGGAGTTGTAACATCTGCAAAAATAGCAAACGATACTATTGTTAATGCTGATATAAATTCAAGTGCTGCAATAGATGGTTCAAAGATATCACCAGCTTTTACATCAGATATAACTGGAACGGGCAACTTAACACTTACTTCGACTGATGCTGGTAGTTCTGCTGCTCCAGAATTTGAACTTTATAGAAATAGCTCATCACCAGCAGATTCAGATTATTTAGGTCAACTTAAATTTACTGGCGAAAGTGATGATGGTAGCAAAGAAGTTTATGCAAAGATAACAGGAAAAATTAGTGATGCTAGTTCTGGTACAGAAGATGGAATTATTGAATTTGCACATAGGAAAGCTGGTTCAAATGTAATTACAGCGAGATTTACAAGCACAGCATTTAAATTAATAAATGGAACTGAACTTGAAGCCGAAGGTGGAGCTACTGTTACAGGAAATATTGCAGTATCAGGAACAGTTGATGGTCGTGACGTAGCTGCTGATGGTACAAAACTTGATGGAATTGCTTCTAATGCTATTGCAAATGTTGTTGAAGATACTTCTCCTCAACTTGGAGGTGATTTAGATGTTCAATCAAGCAAAATAACCACAGCGACTAGCAATGGTAATGTAAAAATCGAACCAAATGGAACTGGTGTTGTTGAAGTTAGAGGTGCTGGAGGTAATGACGGTAAATTACAACTAAACTGTTCTGCACAAAGTCATGGAATAAAATTAGCTTCACCTGCTCATAGTGCAGGGCAATCTTACACGTTAATTTTTCCAGATAATCAAATTGCTGCTGATAAATATTTAAAGATAAAAAGTATTTCTGGATCGGGTTCGACTGCAATAGGTCAAGCTGAATATGCCTCATTAGATGCAAATGATTTAGGAGAAGGAACTGTACCTGATGCAAGATTTCCGTCTACTTTACCAGCACTTAACGGATCTGCACTTACAGATCTAAATGGAAGTAATATCGCATCTGGAACTATTGCAGCAGCTAGGGTTGCAACACTTAATCAGGATACAACTGGAAACGCTGCGACAGCTACAGCTTTGGAAACTGCTCGAACTATTGCAGGAGTAAGTTTTGATGGAACGTCAAATATCTCTTTGAACAATAATGCTATTACTAATGGTGCTGGTTACATAACCGCAACTCTAACGAATGAGCAAGTCCAAGATATTGTCGGAGGTATGCTTACTGGTAATACTGAAACAGGCATAACAGTAACGTACCAAGACGGCGATGGCACTATAGATTTTGTTGTAGGAACACTAAACCAAGACACCACAGGAAATGCTGCAACTGCAACGGCTCTTGAAACTGCACGAAATATTGGTGGGGTATCGTTTGATGGAACAGCAAATATAAACTTACCTGGTGTAAACACTTCTGGAAGCCAAGATACTTCTGGTACTGCTGCCATTGCAACAACTGTAACTGTAGCTGACGAATCTTCTGATACTACTTGTTTTCCCTTGTTTGCTACTGCTGCAACTGGTAATTTAGCTCCTAAAAGTGGATCAAATTTAGCATTTAACTCATCAAATGGCACGTTAACTGCAACTGCATTTTCTGGTGATGGATCTGCATTAACAGGAATATCGGCTGGAGCGACTGGAGGGGGGAGCGATGAAATTTTCTACGAGAATGGGCAAAATGTAACTACTGACTATACTATTACTAATGGCAAAAACGCTATGTCTGCTGGTCCTATCACTATAGATAGCGGTGTTACTGTTACTGTAGGAGCAGGAGAAACTCTTACTATCGT